GTTGGATAAATCGAGGGCGGAAACCCGCACCTCATAAGAATAGGCATAGTCTTCCACATACTCCCTGCCGTCGTTGATGGACGCGAAGGTCATGCCGTCCTTGCCGTAAGCGTATAGGCGGGTCACAAGGCTTCGTGTATCGACCACGCGCTTGATGCTGTTTAGGTTCTTCCGATATGCGAACAGCGCGCCGCTTTCCTTGCCGCTGAAGGTCAGCAGGTGCGCCAGCCGGTTGGCGCTGTCGAACACGAGGTCGCCGCCGTGGACGTTCTGCACCGCCCGCAGGATGGCCAGCGCGTTTTTCTCCGTGCATTTCCATGTCCGCAGCGTGGATACGTTGACCGTGCCCACCGACCAGCCGGTGCCTTCAAGTGCGTATCGCATCGGCACGTCCGGCGTATCGGCGTTAAAGTCCATAGGCTGTTTTGTGGCGCTGAACGCCAGATCATAAAAAGCGGCCTCGGCGTACACCGTGGTCAGGGTGGATCCATCCGTGCTTTTTTCATCGGAGAGTGTGCGGATGCGGTAGATGTCGCTTGCGATCTGCACCGATTTTTCGTTGTCCAGCGCGCTTCTTTTCGGATCATGGAACGGGAGCTTGAACTCCAGCGTGTCCGCGCCGTTGACCTCGCCGGTGACGATGATGTCGAAGGCGTTTTCCAGCACGGCTTCCCACGCTCCGTTTTCGTCCAGCACCATGGGCCGGGCAAAGCCCAGCTTCTCATAAGGGGTCTTGGGTATGTCGTGAAGCTGGATATCCAATAGCTTAGGCGTTCTCGCCGTATCGGCGGTGGCCAGCGTCACCCGGAAGCGGATGTACCGCCGGTTGGGCGATTGCAGCTCGCCGCCGACTCCCACCGTCTGCCATGCCGACCATTCCTCCAAATCGTCGGAGGCGGCCGTTTCCACCTCCGCGATGGAGGTAACGCCCGCAATATACTCGCTGGTTATCGCTACCCGCCCGTTGCCGGACAGAGAACAGGGCGCCGCTTTGGTATACAGCGCACCGCTTGTGGGATAAACGCCGCTTGTCGCCTTGAGTACGACCGCGCCCGGCTCCGTCAGGGCGTCCACGCTTGCTACGCTGTCCGCGCCGTTGGCCAGCAGCGCGTTCTTAAAATGCTGCGCCAGGTCGTCGATGGTCAGGCGCGAATCGGTCTCCAGAAACCAGTCGTCGAAGCCTCCCGCGAAATAATAGGTATCGGCGTGCATGCCCATGACGATATTCGCCGTACAATTCGGGTTGAGCGTACCGGTGAAGGTTCGCTTGGGTCCTATCCAGACCGCGCCGCCGCTCCGGTCGCAGAGTATAAACTGCGAGGTCTTGGCCGTTACCTCAATCACGGCCGCGATGAAATACCAGCCGCCGTTGACCATAGAGAAACTCGGCGTTTCGCTCTGATCAAGGATCAATGAGCCTGCCGAGTTATACAGCATCATGCGCGGCCTGCCCTGATAGAGAGATACATAGAAAATCGGCTGGCCGGGTCCTTGCCGGGTGTTGAAGATCGGAGTATAGGTATTGCCCACCGAATAGGTGGTAGGATTGATCCATCCGCCCACCGCGATCTTTTCACCCAGAGTACTGAAAAAGCTGCCGTCGTTGGCAGCCACAAGATACGTTTTTTCTGATGTTGGGTTGTTGATGTTTTGCCGGAAATATCGTCCGAACCGGCCAAGCGGAAGCGAGGCGGTGGTGCCCGACCAGCCCGATACGGTAAAATGCCTGCCATGCCCGGACGAATCCATAAGCCGAGTGTCGCCGTCGGGCGCGCTTTCGTTGAACCGCCACAGCGCGGACGTCCGTTCCGTCACGCGAAATTCGCCGGTAAAATCCTCCTGTGAAGTCAAAACTGATTTGGTTGCCACCTGTCGTCACCTCCAGCGGCTCTTAGCCTGTATTTTCAGTTCCGTGAACGTCGCGTCCACGGCGGTAATCTCTATATTGTTCATTCCCTTGCGCAGAACGGGAAAGTTTAGCTCCCGCAAAGACGGCAGGCCGTTGCGCAGGGTGGCTCCCACAGCGTCCGTCACCTTGGCTGTCACCAACCCGGCGTCAATCGCCAGCGTCTCACCCTCCGCCAGCGGGCCGACGATTCGCAGCTCCTCGCCGTTGGTAACGATGGAGATATAGCTTGAAGAGTCTGCGGCGATCACACCTTTGAGAAGATACACCGGCTCGGAGTCGGCGTTGCCGATCCGTCTTTCTACCTCGTGCGTTCCCGCCGCGGAAAGCGTGAAATCCTCATCTTCCAGCGCGTAAGCATATGGGTTGGGGCAAACAAAGCGCAATTCGAACGCTCCCGCCGACCGGAGCAGCCGCTCGCAGTCCACCGCCTCGGAGAGCCGCGCCATGAAATAGCGGTCGGGCACGTCGTCCAGCACAAGCTGTTTGAGTCCGTTTACCGGATTCAGCCATTCGGCCATATCATCCAGCACCGCCACCAGATCCGCAAAGCTGCGCTGGGGAAATACGCTGCACCTGACCGTAATGGTTCTCTCGGCGCTGTCGCAGCCGAAGTCGGCCACGCCCGCCTTGCCGGGCACGGTGACAAAGGAATTGCGCAGGGAGGGAGAGGCCTGCCAGCTCGTCAGCCGCGCCCTGATTTTCATACTCCGCGACGAAATGCCGCCATAAATCAAGCCCATGCGTTTGTCCCTCCTTACGCCGGACTGAAGCGTCCCTGCGCCCGCGAGCCGGCCTGCATCAAATTGTATAGCTCCTGCGAAATCCTGCGGATATCGTCCTCGCCGCGCACGATCATCTGCTGAATAGTAATGAGGGGTCCGGCAAAACCGCCGTATCCGCCCGCCGTCGCCCCATTCACATTCATGTTGGCGTTCATGTCAAAGTCGGTGGGTATGGCGCTTTGCATGTCGTCGCTGACCTTCGCCATCGCCTTGCCGAAACCCATGCCTATGCCTTCGCCCATATTAGAGCCGATGCTCTCAAAGATGGTGGAGGGAGAGTGAATGCCGAGGAAGTTTTTCACACCGTCGACGATGCCGGAGAAAAAGCCGCTGACCTTATCCCATAGCCAGCTTCCAAGGCTTTTGATACCGTCCCAAATGCCCCGGACGATATTCTTGCCGATCTCCACCACCGAAACGACCGCCTTGCCCAAGCCTTCAAGGATGGCCGAGACAATCTGCGGAAGCGCCTTGACCAGCTCCGGGATGGCTTTGATCAATCCCACGGCCAGCTGCGCGATGAGCGTTATGCCCATCTCGATGATCTTCGGCAGGTTGCTGGTAATATAGTTGACGATAGAGGTAATGATCCTCGGGAGCGCCTCGATCAGCTTTGGCAGGGCGTTTAACAGCCCCTGCGCCAATCCCTGTATGATCTGAAACGCCGCGTCGAGGATTTTATCCATATTATTGAGAAGCACCTCGACAATGAGGAGAATGGCTTCCACGATTGCGGGTATCAGCTCCGGCAGGGCGTCCGCGATGCCCGTCGCCAGTGTCACGATCATCTGTATGGCGGCTTCCACGAGCGCGGGCAGGTTGTCGATGATGCCCTGCGCCAGCGCCATTACAAGCCGCAGCGCGCCCTGTGTGATTTGCGGCAATGCGTCAATCAGCGCCTGCAGCAGCGTCATGACGATCTGAACCGCCGCGTCGATGATGATGGGCAGGTTATCCACAATGGCTCCGCCGATGGAAGTCACGATATCCAGCCCCACCTGAATGAGGTTAGGCAGGTTTTCCATCAGCATATTGACAAGATTGCCGACCGTGTTGCCGATGACTTCGCTGATCTTCGTCCAATCGCCGTTTGCTTCGGACAGCCCCCGCGTGAAATCGCCCAGCAGGGAAACGCCGTCGTCGGCCAATATCTGAAGCTGGGGAAGCAGCACCGTGCCAAGCATGTTTTTAGCCGCTGCGCCGCCTGCTTTCAGCCGCTGGATGCTGTCGTCAAATTTCCCGAGGGCGTTGAGTGTATCTTCACTCATGACCGCACCCATGCGCCTGGCTTCTTCGGTCAACCCCGCGATGCCCGCAGAACCCTGTGCGATCAAGGGGTTCAACTCTTGAGCCGATTTGCCGAAAAGCTGCATGGCGAGGGCGTCCCGCTCAGTTTCGTTGGATACCTTGCCCAGCGCGTCGATGGCTTCCCAGTAGACCGTTTCGGAATCCCGCAGATTGCCGTTGGAATCGGTCACGGACACGCCCAGAGCCTTGTACGCCTCCGCCATTTTGCCGGTGCCTTCCCGCGCGGAGGACATGGAGCGCACGTTCCTCGCCATGGAGCCGGTGAGGGTTTCCAGCGAAACATCCACCAGCTCGGCGGCGTATTTATATGCCTGCAGGCTGTCGGCAGACATGCCGGTTACGGTCGAGGCGGTGAGGATCTCGTCGGCATAGGCCGCCGAATTGACCGACATATCCACGAGCGCCTTGCCCGCGCCGACCGCCGCCGTGCCGATCGCCGCCAGCGCCGCGCCCATTGCCACGCCGATCCCCTTCAAAACGCCGCCCAGCTTTTCAAAGCGCCCGCTGGCGTCATCCGCCTGATCGGCGCTCTTTTTTACCTCATCTCCGAATTCGTCGGCCTGTTTTTCCGCCTCGTTGAACTCATTACCCGCATTGTCGAGCGCCTTGTTGTTGCCCTCCAGCTCGCGCTCCATCTTGATCAGCTCGGCCTGCGCGTTGTTGAGCTGGATCCGCCAGTTTTGCGTCCGTTTGTCGGTTTCGCCGAAGGAGGAGGCGGCGTTGGCGAGGGCATGCTCCAAGGTGGAGATTTTTTCTTTCTGCGTGTCGATTTCCTTGTTCAGCACGCGGTTGCGCGCCGTAATGGCCTCGACCGATCGATCCTGCTTGTCAAACTGCGAGGCCACAAGATTCATTTCAGAACCCAAAACTTTGAAAGATTGGTTGATGTCCCGCAGGGCGTTTTTAAATTCCTTTTCGCCTTCGATGCCAATCTTCAAGCCAAAATCGGCCGCCATTTACGCCGTCTCCTTTCCCGCAAAATTTCTTAGATTCCATACGGGATCACATCGTCGATGGTCAGCTCCCGCTTGGGCTTGGAAATGCCTAAAAACTGCTTGTGGCACTCCCACAAGTCCAAAAGAAACCCGATGGGCATGAGCCACGTTTCTTCTTCAGAACGGCGGAGCTGGACGGTGCCGAAGTACAAAAGCCGAGTGAACAACTCATCGTCGCTCACTCGTCCCGCGCGTTTTTTGGGTCGTCCTCGCTTTGCACATTCCGCTTGGTTCCCTTGAACATGGCCTCCGTAATGGCGTTTTTATACGCCGCCAGCTCCAGCGGGGAGGTAAGAAGCTCCACCGCCTCGGGAGTTAACAGTTCTTTCTGGTCTTCCTTATGCCTCAGGTTGTGGATCAAAAGGCTCTGGTTCGCCAGCAGCGTGATCAGCCACACCACCTCGTCCAGAGCCATTTCGAAGTTTTCCGTTTTCATCAGCTTGTCGCCCAGCTTCTCCAGCCCGCCGTAGCGCCCCGCGATCTCCTTGGTCGCCTTGGTAGTAAGAATCAGCTGATACTCCTCGCCGCCGATGCCGATAATGGCGCTCCGATCCGTATACTCCATTATTCACCGCCTCCTCCCGCCGCAAAGACCGGCTCATACACCTGCGTGTACCAGCCGGTAATAGTGGCGGGCAATACGCCGGGAT